GCTTTGTCAACAGCCTGTGTAACAGTGTTGCGCCAGCCTGCTTCAGCCTCACCACCGGCTACTGAGCGTGTTAGCCCTGCGGCTGCTCGGACTTGCGGGTTGTCACTAAATACGTCGGCAGGCAGTTCAATGCCAAGTCGCTGGGCTGCTTCTTTGGCCGCCACGTTGACTTGAGCAAGGTCGGCCAGCCGGTTTCTTGCGCCAGCAGAGCCGAATCCGGTGCCTGCTGCTTTTTGAACAAGATTATTGACAGATTCTTCGGTGACTTCTGCAACGATTGGAGCAACTGCTGGTGCAACTGGCGCCACTGGAATCTCTGGGACTGCTGGCGCTACCTCTGGCATTGCCATGCCCGTTGGTGCTACTGGGGCACCAGCCGCTGGTATTGGCATAGGTGCGCGGCCTGTGGCGCTCTGTACGCCTCTTTTTACAGCTTGGACAACCGGAGGTGCCACTCGCTGAATAATCTGCCCTGCTGGGCCTGTGATGGCTGCCACGCCAACGTCTGTAGGGCTGAATTCTCCACCAGTTGCAGCTTGCGTTCCCTCGATAACTGCTTGTGTCGCACCCGCACCAATAAATGCGCCTGGGATGGTTGCTGCTCGGCCTGCTGGCGTAAAGGCTGCAAGAGCACCTATAGCTCGTGGCGCATCGCCCATCGTAAGACCTGGTGGTATTGCATATTCCTGATTGTCAACTGACGAGCGCATCAAGTAATTGCCTTTAGCATCTTGACGAACCTGTACACCAGGAAAATTAGATTGCAGAATCTGCACCGTTTCCTTGGGGTTGCTCATAAGCGTGCCAAGCGCCGTTTTAAAGGATGCCACGCTCATTTGATTGAGTTCTGGCATTGATGTCCACTCTGGCAGAGTTTGGGTCTCTGGGGTTGCGCGTGCGCTCCCTGTGACCAACTCAGCAATACCTTCAAAAAAACCCATTTCTGGTTGTGGCTCTGGCGCTGGAGCCTCTAAAGCAGCAGGCCCACCACCGGCACGAATTGACGCAACCCGCGCTTTTAAGTCGGCTGAGTCTGGCGCAACATTATCTGGGATGTTGTTAATTGTGATGCCATCTTTTGTCGTGATGGAATATGCCATATTAGTAATCCACCGTAACGTTGCGGTTCGAGCCTGTGCCTGGTGCAGTCATACCACCTGGGCGACCTCCACTTCTTTCAGATTGCTGGAGCCATTGGCCTATTGTTTGGCCAGGTACAGACAAGAACCTAGCTTGCTCGGTGATGTAATCGGAGAGTTTGACTTGAGCATTTTTTTTGCGAGTCAGCCAGTCTCTTAATTGGGTTTCATTCATATTTAGCGGCAACGCCGTTTCAAGAGCAAGCGACAACTCACCCTCAGACAATGCGCCAAAGGTTACTGAGCCAATAATGTCAAGTCCAAGATTGCGCTGAATGTTTTGCAGCTCAATGGTTGAGGCTTTCCAGTTTGGAAACTTGCTGGCAATAACGCCAGTTGTTGCACCTGCGTCAAGCGCGGCAACAGCAGAGTCAAGGTTTGAGATGTTGGTGGCAATCTTTCCTAACGTTACAAATGCTTTTTGCGCCTCAACTTGTCCAATTTCTCCAGCTTTTCGACTGCCTGATCTTAATCCCTGAATGCCTGCCCCAAATTCCTCAGACTTACGCACAGCATCAACCCTATCCTGTCCTGTTAGCTCTACGCCGTCGGCTCCAATAACCCTAGTTGTTCCACTTTTTGTGACAATTATGGATGTTCCGTCTGGTGTAATTTTGCTAGATTGAACTCCATCGTTGCTGCCTTCTGACGCAATCTCTGTCTCTATTTTGCGAATATTTAGCGTTAAGGTGCGTTCTTTATACTTTTCATCAACGGCTGCGCTTCTTACTTGCGCTTGTGACAATTCACGTTGAGCTTTGGCTTTTGCAACGTCATCAGGTGCAGTCGCAACGGCGACCTCTGCGTCTGTAACTGCCTTTGATGCTTTGGCCACTTGTTCGCTTAGTTTGCTTGGTGCCCCTGCTGCTGCGACTTGGGCGTTTACCGTTTTCTCAAACCGCTCAGGGTCCATTGTGGACAACGCCATATTAACGCCAGCTTGAGCGGCTTTTGTGTTGCCAGACTCTAGTGCGGCAAACACTTGGTCATAAATCTGGGTCGGCTCGCCTGCGTTCTTTTTGGCCGCAATGATGGTTTTAAGTTGTTCCATCGCAACTGTTGGATTGTTGTTTTCCAAAGCCATCGAAACAGAAAAGCCTTGCTTGAATTCATTGGTCAAGCGTTCTTCGCCAAAACTTTGGCGGGCTGACTCAAGGGCTTGCCGTTGTTGCGGATAAGTAAGAATCAACTTATTAAATGAACTCTGCGTTGGGTTGGCTAATGCATTTTGCAGGTCGGTAGCGTATTGCGCTTTTATAGTCGCGGCTTCTTCTTGTCTAGCTTGCTCTTGCGTGCGTTCTCTGCGTTGAGCCACGGCTTGCCCAAACCCTGCAAAAGCAGGGGTAAGATCAACCATCTGCGATGCGTAATTAATTGGTGCTTGTAGTGGATTGATGGCCATGTTTTTGCCTTAAAACAATGCGATTGTTTTGCCAATTTGCAGCGCATCGCCAAATGCCTGCCTGTTTACATTGCCTCTGGCGATTTGACCGCCTGCAATAGCTTGGCCTTGATTGGCTAAAAGATTTGCAATATTGCTTGCAGAAGACATGCCTTGCGATGCTTGTCCGGCTGCCGACGCTTGGCCCAACGCAGAAATACCACCAAGGCGACCGTATTGCTGCTCGATAAGCGCGTTCAGCATTTGTGGCCGGAACTGTGCAAGCGCAGCTTGAGTGTTGCCGCCACGTAAACCGCCTGTGGCTGATGCGTTTTGCAAGATAGCATTTTCACCTTGCTGCGTAAGTGACTGAAAAAATGGAGATTGCTCAAAGCCTGAGATTGCTTGTTGCTGCGCCTCTGGCCCCTGTAATCCGATTAAAGCCTGCTGGCCACCTAGAGCACCTTGCCCTGCGGTGACATAAGGTGCCATAAGTTCAACTAATGCGTCAAACTGTCTGCGCTGCTCGTCTATACCAGCTTGCGATGCTGCGGCTTGAGTTTGGCCAGCGCGTTCAGCGGCCTTGCCTGCTTGCTTTGCGCCGGTGATGCCTCCAACCACGTCACCAATTACGTCTCCAATAAAACTCATAATGTGCTCCAGTCTTGCCGAGTCATGCCCAGCACATAAACGTCTTTAATGATGCCGCCCTGCACACAAGCGTGTCGGCGTGTGCCTTCGTGCTTCATACCAAGTTTTATGCAGTAATTCTTTGCCGACTCTAAGCCTTCAATAATGTAAGCGGTCACGCGCAAAATAGGTTGGGCAAATGCCCATGCTAGAAAAGCGCGGCCAAGAGCGCGAGAGTGCTTAATGGCAGCTTTGTGCAAAAGCGAATGTAGCTCCAACTCAATGCTTGAGAAACGGATGGCCATAAATGCGCCAACAAAGTGACCGCCTACGGTTGCACTTAAATATGTAACGCTCGGATGGTCAATAGGCGCGGCTGGACGTTGGTCGTGACCCACTTTTGTGATGTAGGAATCAGAGTAAACCTCTTGCAAGTGCGCTGCTGTGATTCCTTCAGTGATGGCCGCGTTCAACATGTTTTCTCCGTAGTCGGAAAGAGTTGCTGGCGGCTCTGATGACTCAGCGCCTTTATTGTCGCACATTTCAGCATTTGGTCAATCTTCATACTCTCGGTCTTCCCATGCTTGGCAAACCCGCATGTCGTTACAGATAAAGTCCAGCTTTTCGCAGTGGCCACGAAAGCCTGCGCCCTTGTCGTAGGCAGCAAGGGGGATGCGCTCGATGCGAACCTGTGCCATTAGGCTGTTGTCATAGTAACCGCAGTTGGAGCAGTGCTTGCGTCTGGCCTCCTTTTCATCGGATTGCATAGCTTCTGCTAGACCTGCGTAGAACTCCTTATTTGCGCCTGGCTCGTTGGTGGGCACCTCGGGGCCGTAGTTCCAATCCTCCACCGCAATGACGTAGTTCTTCTTGTTTTCTGCGTTGGTGATGAATGCCTCATCCATCGGCAGGCCGGTAAAGCCCTTGGGAATCATCATAAAGTCTTTC